CGTACTGCCATTCTTTGCTCATGTAAACTTTGTAACCTTGCGCCTGTCTTCCATCACAAGACCACAGCCACGAGCTACATTAGAGTTTTTAGAAGGTCTTTTTGCAGGCAACGCAGGTCCACCATCTTCCATTTTCTTAGCTTTAGACTTATTACCCCAATTAGAGGCGCCAACTTTTCTACATTTTGCGATAGCACCTGAAGCATACGCTGATGGGAAAACTTTGTAACGAGCCTTTACTTTTCGGTAACACGCATCTTTAGCCACGTTTCTTTTTCCTTTTATTAGGTTTAATAAATTTTTTCTTTTGAGGAGGATTCGATATCTGTTGCCTCATTGAGCCACGCGAGATTGCCATTTGCACTCCTGTTTATATAGTCTTCCCACAGAGTTGTTATCATTTTATGATTTTCATTTACTTTAACAGCTATAACAGCCGTATCTGTTTTTAAATCTACTACAGATGTTGCAATCCATGCAAGCAAACCTATAACAGAAGTTAATACGACAGTAACAAATGCAATAGAAATCCCGTTTAACATTTCCATCTTTTCCTTGCTTGTCTTAAACGGCTATTCGGATCTTTAGCCGCTTTAGGAAATTTCTTCATTTGACCAGCAGAACGAGCGCAGAAAGATTTACGCCTTTTAGCGTCTTTGCTACCTTTTTTAACTTTCCCTGTTACTGCTGTTTTTAATTTAGAACCAGGATTATCTTTCCTGTATTTAGCAACACCAGCTTTCGTCATTCCCGCCCCACTTTTTGTGGAACGGAAATACTTTTTGGTTTTTGGTGGCTGTTTATCTTGTTTACGAGCCATAAAAATTCCTTATGATAGGAAAATTGTAAGTTTATTACCTGAACCTGTTAAAGCGGCAACAAAACAACCACTAAAAGCAATAATGCCATCATCAGGAATATTCAAAACATGATTCCCCGCAGCAAAACTTTGCTGAAGCAAAACATCTCCTGTAGCACTGCCATCTTTTATAGTAAATGCACCAGCAGCTGCGCCAAACATAACAACCTGACGTATACGAGATCGAGCAGGCCCAACAATTGCTGGTGTTGCACCTTGATCAAAGTTAAAGGATTTTACTGGACCAGCCATTATACTCTCCTATCTTTCAATTAAGTAGCAACATCGTAACCAGTGATTTCAATTAAAAAACGACCAGCAGTATATGTTGCGTCACCTGTGCCTTGACTTACAAGATACAAAAACTGATCTGCCGCAATATCACCACCAGCAGTAAGAGTTCCTGCGGCTTGTGTTCCTGCATTAATGATAGAGGTTTCTGTTAAATCGCTAATCGCTGTATCGTTGACTCCAGTACCTTCAGTAGCTGAGAACAAGTCAATATCTGCTGCACCACCAGCAGGAGCTTCTAAGCACTGCATAGTTACACCAAACACTACACCTTGGTCTGCTGTAGTGACTTTGGCAATATAGGCAACTCCTGCGCCATCTTTACCAATAATATCACCAGCAGTACCACCATCTTTAAGACCAGTAAGGTCAATCATAATAGTGGTCTTTACGATATTAACATTTGTTGTAACATCACTTTTAAGACGATTAACTTGAGTGACGTAAACTGAAGCGGTTCCTTCAATACCAGCACCGCCAACAGCTTCGTTTGCCATTTTGTTACCACTGGTAACAGTTATTGTACCTGTTGTGGCATTTTTTGAAACCATTTGAAATCCGTTTTCGGAACGGACTGGACCGTTAAAAGTAGTATTAGCCATGTAATTCTCCTTGTCTTGGCTATTGTCTGCAAAATCGCAGTCAAGGGTTTACTCACTATACAACAAAAAAGGGCGACTGTGAAGCCGCCCTTTCCTAGAGAAAAATGAATTTATCCTTATGCGCCCGGTGAACCGAACACTGCACGAGGATCTGAGTATCCAAAGCTGTAACGCTCACGAGCCTTAAAGCGCATATTACCTGAATCAAAATCAGCTTCCATGCCTGTTGACATTGGAATACGCTCAAAGTGTTTGAATCCATTTGGAGTATCAGTTTTGATGAAAAACGCATCAGGGTCTGTCAAGAAGTGGTTAATTGTATAACCCTCTGGAAGCATACCCATATTTTTGATAGCGTTAACATCGTTGTCCGCTGAACCAGTACGAAGTGTGGATTCAAGCAAACGATCAGCTACAAATTGTAGTTGTGGCGGAACAATAAGCTTCATACCACGAAGAGCGATAATCATATTTCTTTCATCAACAAATGTAGAAATATCAATTAACGCATTTTCTAATGAAGTCTCATTTAAATCTGCCGCAACTGAAGGCTCATTACGGAAAGTTCCTCCGCCTGCTAGTGGGTGGTTAGTAGCACAAAGCTCTACACCATCACCGCCTGCAAAGTTCGCATCAAAGGCACTGTTAAGAACAGATGCAGCTTTAACTTGCTTTGTATGAGCCATTGAACGCGCTAGAGCCCGTGTGTAACGTGCGCCTAGACGATCATACAGATTATCTTCCATAGCCTCTTCTGTCAAAGCAAATGCAAGAGTTACTGTCTCATGCGTATACCTTGCAGTGTAAGCTTCAGAAGCATTATCAAAGTTTACTCCAGCACCTTCAGCCTTCGTTTGGGCATTTCCGAAACCAACGAGCATTACCTCTTCTTCAAACGCACGGTCTGAAGATTCAGTGTCGAAGATTTCCGCATGTTCGTTATCATAACGATCATACTCCATACCAAAAAGGGCATTAAGACCTGGTTCCAACTCTTTTACGAGTTGCGCTCTTGAAATAGCCATTAATCAGTCTCCTTATGCCAAGCCAGCAGTGCCAGCACTGAACAGGTGATTGTTAATCTTAACAACAACATTAGTATTGGCAGAGGAAACGTCACTATTCTCAGGATCTTGAGAAATATCGATTGCTTTCAATGGCAATGTGGCAGTTGTTGCACCAGTTGTGACATCTAGCTCTAAACGAGAAGTACCAGAATTAGTATCTCCTACTGGGCTTTGATCTACAATGTCGAAGTTCCCAAACAAGTCTGCTACAGGAAATGCTGCGTCAGCTTGAACTTCAAAAACAGCATGAGGTGAATCGATGACAAAACATTCGATATCAGAAGCTGCAATTGAACCTGGGTATGAGTTTGAAAAAGTTTCCTTTTTCGAGGTAGGGTCTGTGTAACGACATCCGTTGAATACACCTAAAACAAAACCACTACCACCAGCGGCTATACGACCAATTGTTCCTGCTGTTAAAGCAGCTACCAAGTCACCTTGGAAAATTGGAGTAGTAGCACCACTTGCGATACGGTATTTGTTTTGCATTCCTACGAAATCTGAGCCATTACCAGAGCGTAATGGCTTTAAACCAAAAGACGCATCTTTATTTGACATTTCGTTCTCCTAAAAACAAAAAATTAACTTTTGGATTTATTATTAGATCCAAAACTGACTGAACTGCTTCTCTGAGGCTGTAGTTTAGGCATGGCTGAATTTGATTCACGCATCCAATCCCTATCAACAGCATCCATTTGATTAGCAGTAACATTACGATAATGAGAATTACGTTGTTCCACAATTTCTTCAGGTATTCTTGCTAAAACAAGACCACCTACGCCAATCACGCCAGCGTTTTTACCTTCATCTAAAACAGGAGCGTCAAATTCTGGGTGGTCTTCAGCTTTTACAAGCTCCCATCCTTCGCGTCTTTTTTTATGAATATTGTTTCTGTCATCAAATTCCATGACGGACTCGCGTATCCATCGATGCTTATATCCAACAGGGGCTTCAGGAGCCTCTAACGCAGAAGGCGGCACCCAATCAGTTACTCTCGCTTTTTTTTCACGGGTTTGCGAATCCCTATTTGTACGATCAGACATTATGCGCTCCTTTGTTCAATTTTAGCTTTTTCTAAAGCAAAACGCTCAAGCGGTATTTTCATTTTATTAGCAAAAGCCACCTCTCCAGGAGTGAGTTCTACCGCTTTTTTCCGCCCAGATTTAACAGACCGTCCATTAGACGCAGGAGCTACAGATTGGGCTATATTCCGTTTCTCCTGAAACTTATTAGGCATTTCCACTCTCATACGCCTATCAATTTCTTTATAATAATCATCACTTGTCGGGTCAAACCCCTCATCCGCAACAAGCTGTCTATGGATTTCTTGAGCCGCCATTGTCATAATTCTATCTTGGTTAAACCAAGTATTTTTTTCCATCCAACTAACAAGTTTAGGATCAAGGGGGCGTTGAGCTTTCTGAGGTTGAGCATTGGAAGCTTTAGGCTCTACATAAACTTCTTGCTCTTCCACTCTAGCCTTTTGTATTCTTAAACGCTCTTTTTCAATTGCTAAACGAGCTATTAACTCTTGAGCCTCAGAAAATTTATCCGTATCACCTAAGTCAAAAGCTTCTTTTGCAAGTCTCTTTGCTTCTGCTGTTTGAGATTCAATGCGAGTTCCATATTCACCAACATAACCAGTATTTAACTCATCATATTTTTTTCTTAATTGTTCATTTTCAGCTTCTTTTTGTTTAGCGTATTGATAGGCTGCCTCCGCCTCTTCAATAGCTTGTTTTCTTTTAGCAGTTAATTGATTAATTCTTTTTTGAACAGAGCTATTGTAATTATCTAACTCTTGATCAGATTCATCAGATTCATCAGAATTATCCTGAACATTTGTTCTGGTTTGCAATTCTTCAGAAGTATCTGAAGTGTTAACTTCTGACTCTTCTAAAGAAACAGTTGTCATTTCTTCTTCTACTGCATTTTGATTTTCAGTATTTTCCATAAAAATCTCCTAATTATTTATACATAAGATATATCTGCGGGGTCAAGGATAGTTCCAATAATATTATCGTCATTTATGAGCCTAACCTCAAGACCATCCACTTTAAACCTGTTACCAGCATATCTACCCATAAGCACCCATGATTTCTCACCACACCAAGCTCCTGAAGGAAACTTATCAATGTCTTTGTATGCGTCTGGGCCAAGTCGAACAACGTAAGCAGCTACTGTAGCAAAACTTTCACGATCACGAGTAGCATCAGGTATGTAAACACCGCCTTTTGTCTTGGATTTCGTGTAATAAGGAATAACGAGAAGCCTATAACCTACTGGTTGAGGCAACCTATCTATAACAGAACCGTCAAATTCCTCTGGGTTTTTGGAGTTTTTATCTTCTTCAGCTTCAAATCCTTTTTCAATAGATTTAGGAAGCTTTGCCGTAGCCACTCTATCTGGCACGAATAGTTTCTTTGTCATCCCTCTATGACACCTTTCATCGCGGCAGTTAATTCATCTTCACAATATTGCAAGCCGCGTATTTGCCCTACTATGAATCGGTAGTTTGAATAATCCTCTACCGCACCATCTGCAAGCATCTGAGAATAATCACCCTTCTTCTCGCGTATGTTCTTTAGCATATGTTCAGTTAATGCTACCGCATCCATTATTTTGTTAACCCCTTAAACTTCTCAAAACTGCGTAATCCCCCAAGGCCCAGCATTCCAAGCAAAATCGTGGTCAGCGTTTCCATATCAAAGCTAGGTAACTCAGGAACTTCAACACCAGCAACCGCAGTTGCGAAAAGAATAAACGGGCTAATAACAAAGTGCCATGCAAGCGCGACCGCAGTGACCCATCCAACAAAGGGGCGCCATCCAGAAACAAAAATTGATCTGTGTTGAGCTTCTGCTTTGTTGACTTCGATTTGGGCGAGTTGCGCTTCGTGGGCTTGTTTTGTGGCGAGTGTAGCGATTTCGTGTGCGAGAGCATTTTTCTGATCTTTATCTTCAATAAATTTATCTAAAAGCCCTGTCACTGGGCCTATTAACGCTTGTAACATATCAATATACCTTTACAGCTTCAACTTTTACATATTTTGGCAAGCAATATGCAGTGATTGTCTCGCCTTGTTTATGCAATTCTCTGGCAAAATATGTACATTCATGTAAGTTTCTAAAATACATATCTTGGCTTTCTAACTTTTTATTAGGCTCTAATCCTGTAAAAACAAACAACAGAAATAAATGCTCAAACATTATTTTTTAGACATCCAAGCAGATACACCCATATATGCTCCTACAATAGTACCTCCTGTTATGTAAAGCAAGTTAGATAAATCTGTTAATAATTTTATTCGAGAGTCTGGGACAAATGGAGCAAACATTAACAAAGTATAAAGCGCCATAAATATTAGAACAGCCGTAGCCATGCGTCTTTGCGCTGTCATTTTACGAAGCTCTGCTGCTTCGTGCTTTTCGGCAGCTTCTATCTCATGTAGTTTTTCTGCTGCTAATAATTCATCATCGTCTACGATACCATCTCCATCTAAGTCATACTTATTATAGTCTGATCCTTTTTGTAATTTTTTCTGTATCAAAACGACCCCCTATTGGCGAACAACCAAAACAAACTACTTGCAAATACTCCAATCACAATAATCAAAAATGTAACTGCTATAGCCTCTACGAAATGTCTACGCGCTTCACGCTGTCTATAAATAGTTTCTTTGCGCTGTTGGCGAATATCTCGTTCCATTCGGATTAGCTCTTGCCAAGCTGAAGGGCCACACATAGAGCTAATTAACTTACGCAATTCATCTCTCTGGTTCTCAAGCTGTTTTTTTTGAGTGAACAATTCCATCGCTTCTTGCTCAACAGACTTTCCTGAGAACAGTTTTTTAAATATAGGTGGGTTTTTTGCTTCGTGATGAGCGCGGTCAATATCAGATACTGCTGACATCCAAGTAGACAAACTTTTGCCCATTGAATGTATATCACGACCTATACTCACTCCTTTTTTTAAAGTCGCAAAAGCTGATGAGGCGAGAGCCATGCTTGAAATAGGATCGATCATTACCAACCTCTTGGTAGAACAGCCCTTCATTCCAAATAATTAAAAGATCCCCTCAAATCTTTGTGGTTTTGATATTCTTGAAAACTTTGTTATCACTCCGCCATCACGCTTTTTTTGCACTTGTCTTTTTTTTGCTTGAAGCTTTCTTTTTGGCTTTTGGCTTGGTTTCTGTTTTTTCGATGACGATAGGGATATCGCTATCGCTTGTTTCTGCGGATACCCCTCCGACATTAATTTGCTGATGTTCGAGCTTACTGTCTTCTTGCTTGTTCCTTTTTTCAATGGCATCTCTTCTCTCCAGCTTTTTTGCCTTCATATCAGCGGCTACTTGTCGATTTATTGAACTTGCACTCATCCTCTACTCCTTATGTTTGCCGCAGCAATATCCCTCTGCGTTTGAATTCTCTCTTCTGCAACTCTAGTTTTATCAGAAAGAGCCTCGTCTTGTAAATCTAAACGCTGTTGAGCAAGTAGTTTATCATTGCGTTCTTTTTCTTTGTCAAATTCTTGTGAACGCTCAAACTCTTCAGCTTTCCTTTGAATGTCAGCACCGCGTAAAGCAAGTTCTTGTTGTCTAATAGACACAAGAGGATCCTGTTCTGGTGGAGGTGATACAGCTTGTGCATATTGTTCAGTTAATTCACCAATTAATTCAGCAGCACGAGAAGAAACTTGATTTGCTACTTGAGCTTGTAAATCAGGATTTGTAGCTATCATTTGAGCCTGCATCTGATCCATGCCTTCCATAACTTCATCTTGAGCCATTTGCTCCGCCATAAATCCAATATGCTCTTGGATATGACCTTGTAGTGTCATTACAATTGCCGCATTAGCTTGCGCCACTGGCGTTGCAATAATTGCCAAGTGCGCCTCAATGTGCGCTTTATGGTTCTGATCTGGGAATACCTGTAAAGACTTTCCTCGCATAGCTTCCTGATTTTCTTTTGCAGGGTTAGCAGGAACTGGTTCAGGCGGGACAGGAAGTATTGAATCGACATTTGTTACTCCTAAAGCTTCGTACATTTTTCTATACGCCTGATACAAGCCTTGTTGACCGCCATGCAGTTCAGGGTTGCTTTGAACTAACTGCAATTGGGTTTGAGCCAAAGCAATTCTCTGAGACATAGAAAATATGTTCGGGTCTGATACAGGTATAACATCAATCCTACCATCGAAATCGGTAGCTTTTATTTCTGGCGGAGCGCCCGGAACCTCATACATATATGCAGGAGGTGTGAATCTAGCAAACAAACCAGCAAGAAGCTTAAACTCTTGCTTCTGTGAATAATGTAAACGCTTGTGAATAGCACTCATAACTTTGGTGCCACGTTCCATAATAGCCATAGTTGTGCCAACAGGTGTCTCCCCACCCATCTCCGCAACCTTCATATCAGCCATAGAAGCAAATCTACGCCCAGAGTCCACCAAAGTTCCTAGAAGGGAATACAAAGTCTGCGAAGGCTCTTTAAACGGCAATGCCATAAGAGCCTGACGTATATCCATACCAGCCACATCAATATCTCTAAACTCACCGGGACTTAATGGCTCATTCTCATCACGAATACGAGCGCCACGAGCCTTAAAGCCAGCAGGGAGGTTTGATAGAGTTCCAGCGTCTATCAACTGTCTTAAAAGACTCGTAGCTCCTTGTGCTAAATTCCCAATCATGTGAGTTAAACCAAAACCATAGAAGCCT